CTACGCGGTGCATCTAGTTCATACGGAGGATAGATATGTCATTTTTAACACCAAGAATACCCGCGCCACCACCACCACCAGAGCCACCAGCTATGCCAGATCAAACAGATATGGCGCGTGCATCTGCAAGAGCAGAGGAGGCTATGGGCGCAAGAGTGCGCAGACGTAAGGGCAGGGGTTCAACTATTGTTGCTGGCGCACTTGGTGACACAGCTACAGGACAAACACCAACCTTGTTAGGATAAAATCATGGATGCCATCAAAGAAATAGTCTCACGCTATGACTATATGGAAATGCGCAGAGGCAACTGGGATACACACTACCAGGAACTTGCCGATTACATGCTGCCAAGAAAGGCAGACATTGTGCGCAAACGCAGCCGTGGCGAAAAGCGCATGGAGCTTATCTTTGATGGCACTGCACTGCAAGCTGTAGACCTTTTGTCTGCATCCCTTCATGGCATGCTTACGAGTGGTGCAACGCCTTGGTTTCACCTTGCGATGAAAGACCCAGACATTGGGCGCAACGATGATGTACAGCGGTGGCTAGAGGATAGTAGCAAGCGCATGATACGCGCTTTCAATCAATCAAACTTTGAGACTGAGGTGCATGAGTTATATGTAGACCTGGTTGTGTTTGGCACAGGCTGCATGTTTGTCGAGATGGATGGCAGTGAGCTACGATTTAGCACACGCCACATATCAGAGTTTTACATTGCAGAGAACCAGTTTGGTCTGGTTGATACTGTTTTCCGTAAGTACAAGATACCAGCGCGGCAAGCAGTGCAAAGGTTTGGCTTGGAGAATGTTGGCGAGTTTATTGCCAAGAAGTTTCAAAAGAATCCTGATGAAGATGTCACTATGTTGCACGCTGTGCTACCGCGCACAGAAAGAGATCCGCAAAAGGTAGACAATCTCAACATGCCATTTGCTTCTGTTTACATCTGTATGCAGACAAAGATGCCTGTAAGCATTAGTGGCTTTGAGGAGTTTCCGTATATCGTGCCACGTTTCTTGAAAGCCACAGGTGAGGTGATGGGAAGATCACCAGCCATGATTGCGCTGCCTGATGTAAAGATGCTGAACCTAATGTCAAAGACAATCATACAGGCTGCACAGAAGATGATTGATCCACCTCTGTTAGTACCAGATGATGGGTTCATGCTGCCTGTACGCACACAACCTGGTGGTTTGAACTTCTTTAGAAGTGGCACAAGGGATACCATTACGCCACTCAATACAGGTGCAAACATACCTATTGGGTTGTCGATGGAAGAGCAAAGACGCGCCGCAGTGCGTTCTGCGTTTTATGTTGACCAGATATTGTCAGCAGCAACACCAAACATGACAGCAACAGAAGTTGTGCAAAGGCAAGAGGAGCGTATGCGTGTCATTGGTCCTGTGCTTGGCAGACTGATGAATGAAATGTTGCGTCCTTTAATCGACAGAACATTTGCTTTGATGCTACGCGAAGAGATGCTTGCGATACCACCAGAGTCATTGCAGGGCAGAGATATTGATATTGAGTATGTATCGCCTCTTGCACGCGCACAAAAGTCAAGCAGCCTCAACAGCACCATGAAGGCTTTGGAGATATTGTTGCCGCTTTCACAGAGCTTGCCTGTTGGAGACCACCTCAACCCAGATGGCTTGGTCAATCATGTTGTTGATACACTTGGCGTGCCAAAAGAAGTGCTGTTCCCGCAGGCACAGATTGAGCAAACAAGACAGCAACGTGCAGCTATGGAAGCAGAACAGATGCAACGTCAGCAAGATGCAGAGGATGTATCTAATGTAGCGCAAGCAGCACAGGCTGTACGGATGGTAAATAAATGAACAAAGAGATGATGAAGTTGCGCCAGATGTACTCTGATACATTTAGCACAGAGACTGGCAAGAAACTTTTACACGATCTTGAGATGCGTTGTAATTACAATGCCTCAAGTTTTGTGGCTGGAGATACAAACGCCACATCCTACGAAGAGGGCAAACGTGCTGTTGTCCTTTACATTCACAACATGATGAAAGAGGAATAAATGTCAGAACAAGTAGCTGAACAGGTAGCCCAGCCTGAGTTGCCAACGCTGGAAACACCAGCAGAGGTAGCACAAGGCGGGTCTGGTAACGACTTCTTGAGTTTGGTTCCAGAAGAACTGAGGGATCACCCAAGCCTATCGCCAATCAAAGATGTGCCAAACCTGGCGCGTTCATACATAAACGCACAGCGTTTGATCGGCACTGATAAACTGCCACTGCCAGCAAACCCCACAGATGAGGACTTGGACAATATCTTTGGACGTTTGGGTAGGCCAGAGCAGCCAGACGGATATGCCATACAAGCTGATGGCAACATTCTTACAGAAGATGACACAACAAGATTTAAGGAAGCTGCACACGCTCTGCGTCTTACTCCAGACCAAGCAACTGGTATTTTAAATTACTATTTGTCGGAAGCATCAAACTCTGCTGAAGGTATGCAGGTTGCCATGAAGGAACAGGCAGAGCAGACAGAGGCATCGCTACGTCAAGAGTGGGGTCAAGCATATGATACCAAGTTACAGGCTGCACAGTCAGCTATCAAAGAGTTTGATGGTGATGGCGTGCTTGGGATGGACCTAGCTGACGGCACAAAGGTGGGCAATCATCCTGCGTTTGTCAAAGTGTTTGCTGCTATTGCCGATTTCAAAAAGACAGTGACAAGTGAGGACTCTATTGCAGAGCCAGCTATGGCAAATGTAATGACAAGGCAACAAGCACAAGCAGAAGTTGATGCAATCATGCGTTCACCAGAATACACAGACAGAAAGAATGTTGTGGCGCGTGAGCGTGCCATTGCGCGTGTATCAGAACTGATGAGCATAATACATGACTGAACAAGAGGAAATAGATTTGCGGTTAGAGTGTTTGCGTATTGCCATTGAGTTTGGTACACAACGTGATATGATGGAACCTGACCAACTTGCAGAAAAGTATTACAAGTGGGTCGTGCAGGGTAGCGGTGAGGACCGTCCTGCTGACAATTCGGAAAGACGAAAGCCCGATGCTGGCAAAAAAGCTAGGAGTGTCCGAAAGGGTAGCACGCCGCGATTAGTGTAAATGTCAACGTAGAACAGGAGGTAGGCTAATGTCTACTCAAGTAACTACGGCATTTGTGCAACAGTATTCTGCAAACGTGCAGATGCTATCACAGCAGATGGGTTCTCGTCTGCGTGATGCGGTGCGAATTGAGAATGTTGTTGGTAAAAATGCCTTCATAGACCAAATCGGAGTCGCAACTGCTGCCCTGCGTAGCAGCCGTCACGCCGATACACCACAAATGGACACACCTCATGCGAGGCGGCGTCTTTCCCTAGCGGATTATGAGTATGCAGATCTGATCGACGATCAGGACAAAGTGCGTATGCTTATTGATCCAACATCATCTTATGCACAGGCAGCAGCCGCTGCTATGGGTCGTGCGATGGACGATGTGATTATAACTGCCGCTACAGGCACAGCCTCTACTGGTGAGACTGGATCTGGCAGTGCAACACTGGATGCAACAGCCAACTCTGTTGGTTCATCCTCATCAAACGATGGCCTGACTATCGCCAAGCTCACAGAAGCAAAGCGTAAGATGGACCTCAATGATGTTGACCCATCAATCCCACGCTACATTGCTGTAGGGCCAAAGCAGATTGAAGATTTGCTTGGCACAACACAGGTTACTAGCTCGGATTTCAACACAGTCAAAGCTCTGGTACAGGGTGATGTGGATACCTTTATGGGCTTCCAGTTCATCATGACCAATAGGTTGTCTGTAGACAGCAACGACATCAGAACATGCTTTGCATGGGCTGAGGATGGTTTGACCCTTGGTGTCGGTAAAGACATTGCTGCACGCATTGATGAACGTGCTGACAAGGGATATGCAACCCAAGTTTACTATTGCATGAGCATCGGAGCGGTGCGCATGGAAGAGTCAAAGGTTGTTCAAATCTTCTGTGATGAAACCCCAGACTAAGAGAGGAGTAGAAAATGGCTAATGTAAATACGACTCTCGTATCCAACTTGCTAGCACTGCCCCAGGTGGCATCACCATCTAGGACTCTGCATGGCACTAAGCGGGTTGCAATGGGTACAATCGCACTGGCTGCTGGAGATCTTTCAGCAACAGACACAGTGATGCTTGCACCTATTCCTTCAAACGCAGGGATCGTGAGCATCAAACTTTTCAATGATGACCTCGACTCTGGCACAACCAACACTTGCGATGTTGGCATTTATTCAGAGAGTGACGGTACATTTACCGCGCTTGATGATGATGCTTACGCATCTGCAATCACTGACCTACGCGGTGCTGTAGGTGGTGTTGGTACTGATGTCACGTTTGAAGCGCGTAACATCAACCTGCTTGGTCAACGAATATGGGAAGATGCAGGGCAGTCATCAGATCCAGGTGGCTACCTTTTCATCGGCCTTTTGTTCGATGCGGCAGGTGATACGGCAGGTGATCTTTCATTCGTGATTGAGTACGTTGTCAACTAAACAACAGAGGGGGCGGCAACGCCCCTTCTTCTCTGGAGGGTGACATGCCATCGGTTGTGGATATTTGTAACGAGGCAATGGATTTGTTGGGTGCCGCCACTATCACTGCCCTCACAGAAAACTCTAAAGAAGCAAGATTGTGCAATCGCAGGTTTGAAACTGTAAGAGACTCAGTGTTGCGTGCGCATCCTTGGAACTGCGCGATCACAAGAGCAACGCTTGCACAAAACAGTGATGCGCCAGCTTTTGGCTTCAACTTTCAATATAACTTACCTTCAGATCCGTTTTGTCTGCGCGTGTTGTCGTTTTGGAATACAAACGTAGACAATGAGCTATCCGCATATGATAGCAACATCATGTTCAAGATTGAGGGGCGCAGGGTTCTAAGCAACGAAAGCACATGCAAGATTATCTATATATCTAGGGTCACTGACCCAGAACAGTTTGACAGTCTGCTTTCATCTACGATAGCGCATCGTCTGGCCTCTGAGACAGCCTATGCAATCACAGGCAGCAACAGCGTGGCACAAGCTATGGTTGCGCTGTATGACGCACGACTCAAAGAAGCGCGTAGCATGGATGCTATGGAAGGATTCCCAGACCAAATACGGGCAGATGAGTTTATAAATATAAGGTTCTAATATGGCGCGTGTATCAACGATTATAACAAACTTTCGCGCTGGAGAGTTTTCGCCAAGGCTTGAAGGCCGTATTGATCTTCAAAAATACAACGAGGCGGCAAAAGAACTTACCAACATGATAAGTTTTCCACAGGGTGGCATTACACGCCGCCCTGGTTCTTATTTTGCTGGCGCGTCAAAGGCTGGCGGCAAAGTGCGCCTTGTAAACTTTGAGTTTAGTGATGAGCAAGCATATGTTCTGGAGTTTGGTGAAAACTACATACGCTTTTTCAAAGACGAGGGCATACTTACTGAAACTGCCAAAAACATCACGGCTGTTACGCAGGCAAACCCAGCAGTCGTAACGTCAAGCTCTCACGGTTTTTCCAACGGTGACAAGGTGTTTATCACTGGCGTTGTTGGGATGACAGAGATCAACAACACAGAGTTTACCGTAGCTGGCGCAACAACAAATACCTTTGAGCTTTCTGGAATCAACAGCAGTGCGTTTACAGCTTACAGTTCCGCTGGCACAGTTGGAAAAATAGTAGAAGTTACAACTACTTACACAGAAGCGCAGGTGTTTGAGTTGAATCATGTGCAGTCTGCTGACGTTTTGTTTCTTGCGCACAAGGACCATGAGCCAGCAAAGCTAACTAGAACAACTGCAACCAGCTTTACATTATCTGACATTGATTTTATTGATGGCCCCTATGAGGATGAAAACTCTACGACTACAACCATAACATCAGATGCAAACACTGGCACAGTAACGCTCACTGCATCTGCCGACTTATTTGACGCATCAAAAGATGTTGGTTCTATATTCCGGTTCCGTGATGTTATTGAGGTTTCTCACCCAGCGTGGGCAACTGGTGACACATACTCACAAAACGACATCGTGCATCACAACGGCAATGTTTATAAGAAAACAGACGCAGGATCTAGCGAGTCAACTGGCGCACAAGCCCCCGTGCATCTGTCTGGTTCAGAGGTTTACGGTAATCACACATGGCAGTTTCAGCACAATGGCACTGGCTTTGTGAAAATTACCGCTGTGACTAACGCAACAACAGCAACGGCAGTAGTACAGAACAGCGGCACAAACAGTGTTATAGACAACCTTGTGCTGCCTAAAAACGCAACAGATGGCACGACTAGATGGTCAAGGGGCGCGTTCAGCATTAGAAACGGCTTTCCTCGCGCTGTGGCCTTCTATGAGCAGCGTTTGTACTACGCAGGTACCACAGCCCAGCCACAGACCATCTTTGGCTCTGTAAGCGCAGATTTTGAGAACCATACTCCTGGCACCACAGATGACGCAGCTATCAATGTAACGATTGCGTCAGATCAGGTGAATGTCATCAAGCATTTGTTACCTGCGCGTTTCTTGCAGATATTGACTACAAGCTCTGAGTTTACCTTGTCTGGTGGTGCTGGTAGTGAGCCTGTGACGCCCACCAACGTAAACGTGCTAAGAGAGACAACCTTTGGCACCTCAAATGTGCGTCCATTGCGTGCAGGAAACAGCACCATTCTTGTGCAAAAGGGTTCTGAGAAAGTCAAAGAGATTACCTTTGATCTTGATACAGACGGTTTGTTGGGAATTGATCTGACCGTTTTGGCAGACCATGTAGCGCGTGGCGGTCTTACAGATATGGTTTGGCAGCAAGAGCCAGAACTTATCCTATGGTTCGTGCATACCGATGGCACGCTTGTTGGCCTTACATACGACAGGGCAAACGGCGCGGTGGGATGGCATCAGCATGTCTTGGGCGGTGTAAGTGCAAACTGCACAATAACTGTAAGCGATTATGCAAACATAGCAATTGGCACAACACTTACATTTACTAAGAGTGATGGCACGACTGTTACATTTACATCAGAGGCTGCTGGTAGCTCAGACCCAGCGTCATCAACAGGTTTTCGCCCGAATACATCAAATAACGTAACAGCAGACAATATCTTTACCGCTATCAATGCGCATGATGATTTTGTAGTTGCAAATCCAAGTGCAGCAGTTGTTACTGTGCAGGAAAGCAGCCCAACGCCTGGCGGGTTGTTGTCATGTGTAAGCTCTGACACTACACGCCTTGCAACAACTAACGAGGCAGCACCGATAGTAGAGAGCATAACTGCAATACCAAGCGGTGCAGAAGATCAGGTATATCTGTCTGTAAAACGTATCATTAATACCAGCACTGTGCGCCACATTGTATATCTCAAGTCAGTTGATTTTGGCACGGCGGTAAGTGATGCCTTCTATGTGGACAATGGCCTCACATACAGCGGGTCAGCTACAACAACCATATCAGGTCTAAACCATTTGGAGGGAGAGGTTGTATCTATACTCGCAGACGGCGCAGCGCACGCTGTAAAGCAGGTGTCTGGCGGCAGTATAACCCTGGATGTAAGTACAACAAAGGCGCAGATTGGGTATGGTTATCAGTCGTTTGTTGAGACTTTGCGCATGGAAGCTGGCGCAGAGGACGGCATATCACAGGGCAAGATCAAAAGAATACATGGTGTTACAGCACGTTTTTTGAATAGTGTGGGCGCAGAGATTGGGCCAAGTCTTACCAGCCTAGATAGAATACCATTTAGAGATAGCAGTATGGCAATGGACGAGGCTGTGCCTATGTTTACTGGCGATAAAGAAATATCTTTTCCCTCTGGATACGACAATGATGCGCATGTAGTTGTGCGCCAGAACCAGCCATTACCTATGACAATCCTTGCAATCATGCGGAGGTCAAACACTTTTGATGCTTAGAGTGTGCAAGTTTTCAAGAGAGCATATAGATCATCTGAAGCTGATGTTTGAGTTTTCAGATGCTGGCAGGAAGGCATTGGTAGAACACAAAGATATGAACGGATATTCACTATTCGATCAAGATGAAGTAATAGGTATAGGTGGCATACACAATATATGGGATCATGTGGGTGAGGCATGGCTGCTGTTGGGCAAAGACGCTGTAACAAAACCCACATCTGTAGCAAGGCATACCGCGTATATGTTTGATTATTTGCAAGAAGAGTTTGATTACCAAAGAATACAGGCAAGTATTGCTGTAACTGATAAAACTGCGAAGCGTTTTGCTGAGTGGCTTGGCTTTCAAAATGAGGGTGTAATGAAGAAGTATGGGCCAGATGGCACAGATTATTACCGTTACGCAAGGGTGATTTAATGGTAGATCCAGTAACCGTTGCCGCAGTAGCCACAACCGCCAGCACTGTACTTGGATTTAAGGGAAACCAAGCGTCTGCAAGAGCCGCGAGGCAAACTGCTGAATACAATGCGCAGCTTGCAGAAAATGAGGCGGTTTTACTGAGAAGGTCAAAAGTGCAGCAAGAGGCAGGATTGCGTAGGCAGTCAGATTATTTTGCTAGCACACAAAGAGTTGCCATAGCTAAATCAGGAATTGAGGCCAGTGGTAGCCCCATGCTGGCTCTTGCAAACACCTATTTTAACACAGAAGAGGACGCCATGCGTATTCGATATGCTGGAGATATTGAAGCCATGAGCAAAGAGGCTGAAGCAGCAATGTCCAGGGCCACAGGCAGGGCAAGAGCAGCATCATTCCGCACGGCGGCATTTCAAAGTCTCTTGCAGGGAGCTTCTGGTGTGTCTGGGGCGTATCAGCAAGATAGTTTGCTTGGCCTACAAAAAGATTATTACAAACAAAGGTTGGACTGATGTGATGCCAAAGATTCCGCTTTACAATAGAACAGGGCAGCCAACTCAAGAGCTTGCGACAGGGAACCTAGGACCACGCGCATCAATAGATGCCTTTGCGTCACCAAGTCAGGCAGTGGCACGTCTCGGGCAAACTATTGGCAGGGCTGGTGCGCAATACTCAGATCAAATGAATGAGTTTGAATCTCAAAAAGCAAAGATACAGTTTGAGTTTGAAAAGGCAGAACAAGACGCTGAGACTGAAAAAGTCTTTGATGAGACATTGTTGGATTACAACCAAAAAAGCTCTGACCTTAGACGCGATAATTTAGACACGACAACTGGCGGGTTTCGCGCAGTGCATGATGAATTTAACACGAGGTTTCTGCAAGACATTGATGCGCGAACAGATTTAGCGGAACGTCAGAAAAGAACAATTAAAAGTAAATTGATGCCTACCCTTATAAGTGAAATGGGCAAGGGCGAAAAAGAAGCGTATGGGCGTGGCCGTGTCGTCAGGGGTCAAACAAAGGACCAGTCCATACAAAACAAAATTGAAAATGCAACTCAATATGGCCCAAACCACCCAGAACGAAAACGCCTTACAGCGGAAATTGAGCAGGACATACTGCGTGCAGAAAGAGACAATTTAAAAATTAGATTTTCTGTTAACTCAGTAAAAACTGCGTTTGAATTAAAGGATTATCAAACAAGGATAATTGCATCGCAAACATCTGAAGATGTTGATAATATTCTTGAAGATATAAACAAATCTAAAACTCTTGGTTATCAGTCTAGGAATTCTTTGACAAGCCTAAGCAAAACAAGAAAGGCAGAGATAAGAGGTGATGCAGAGGAGTCGATTTTAGGTGGCATACAAAGATTAGATGTTTCGTTTGAGGATCAAGATAAGTTACAAGCCGCAGCAAGAAGCGGCGGTGTTTTCATTGGTGTGGACGACACTGGTTCTGAAGTCGTTCTTGATTTTAGCGTCCTTGATGAAGGCCAAAGACAGAATGCTGAGTTTACAACAATACCAAAGTATTTCAGGGACATAGAAGATAGCATATCACAAGACCTAGTAAGCACTGCCTTAGATAATTTTGACGTTTCTGAGGAGCAGGGTATAGATGAGTTTGCTATTTATTATTCTGACGAAGCAAGGGCGTTGCATAATAAGACAGATACAGAGCTAGCAGAGATTGGAGTTGAGACTGCAAAGCAGATTGTAAATGATGTATCAAACAACATTACCAGTGGAGACTTTGATGCTGGTGTTGCGGCTTCTAGGCTACAAGCTATGGAAAAACTTTTGTCTACAGAGTTTGGTGGCAACAAGCCATTTATTGAAAATGTAGCCCTTAAAAATGATGCACAAAACGTCATGTCTAACATAGCAAGCGCAAGAAAGTCTTTGGCAACCGCTGCAAAGAAACAAAACAAAATTATCAATGCAGAGCAAGCGTTTGTAAGAGGCACTGTTGATCTTGAGTCTCAAGCATTAGATCTTTCCGAAACAGAAAAGCAGCAAGCAATCACGAATGTTTTAGCAAGACAGCCAGACATACAGGCGCAGCTTCAGTTGTTGCAAGAAAATGGTGTATCCTCAGAACAGTTTAGTAAAATACTTGTAAGGGGGATTAGTCGTCTTTCAGATGTAAATAAAACAGAGTTGGACGATGACGACAGGCAAGCAATATCTTTGTTTGAAAACATGCAAGTAAGGCCAGGGATGTTAAACAATCATCTTAAGGGTGATGACCTTAGACGCTGGAAAAGTTTTGGTATTTTGAGCGACATCTATGGGTTTGAAGGCGCGTTGCAGCAAATGAAAACACAGCGTGACGAGATAGATGTAAACATCAGAATGGCTGATATAGAAAATCAACTTGATATTAGCATAGATAAGGTTACAGATGAGCCGTGGTACAAATTTGACCTAGACCCCCCACAAAATGTTGGAGACATGCTTCTAGGCATAAAAAACCTAACACGAGAATATATACGAATGAACATTCCGTCTGATGACGCGCTGGAGCAAGCTGCCGCAGATTACTTTGAAAGCCATCAGTTGGTGCGAAATATCATGATTCCTAAAGCAGACTTTCCAAAAGGTTTGCGCAAAAATGTGATGGATAACATTTCAGAAATAGCTGACATAGTTGTTGATGATTTTGTAAGGCTAAATCCTGCTTTGATGGAGGATAGCGATTTAGACCCAGAGGACATTGGGATTAGACCAATATCAAACACCATAGATAAGTTTTATTTAGTCAGGGATGGTGGTTTTTTGTTGCAAAATGAAAATGGAGAATACGTTTCTTACACAGTCGCAGAGCTAGCAAAGGCACAAGTTGCTGCGACTAAAAGAAAGAAAGCTCAGGCACTAAAAGATCTGAATGAGGCTTTGAAAGGGAATATTCCAGTTGATGATGCGGAACAAATGCAACAAGCAATGCAAGATGCGGCAAAGTTTATACCAATTGCGCCGATGTAAATAGGAAAATTTTATTATATGGCTGAAGAACAAGATTTACTGAGACCGTTTGCAACGGAACCTATAGGCACTCGTGAGTTGCGACAAGTGCGCGAAGCGGCTGTTGAGAGAGCGAAAGAGGTTGCTGAAGAAGAAAGGCCGCAAGCGTCTTTCAGTGAGTTCATTGGGTCGAGTGTAGAAGAGGATTGGATGCACTCATACATTATGGCCAACAAGCCAGAGTTTGAAGTGGATCTGAAATATCTTGAAGAGGGCTTGAGCCAAGATCTTTACAATGAGCTTACAGCTGACATCCCAGAAAACTACCACGACTTTTTAGAAGAAACTGTGAGCGAGACACACGCAAGAAGTATGCGTGAAAGGGTCTTGGAATCGGTAGAGAATGAAAAGAAAATGCAATCTTGGGGGTGGTCTGGGGTTGCTTTGAGGGTGGGTGTCAACATGCTTGATCCAGCAGCTATAGGTATTAGCGCGTTAGGTGGTGCGGCTGCGCCCTTGGTATGGGGCAACAAAATGTCAAGGATTGGGCGTATTGTGCGCGGTGCCGTTGGTGGCGCGACAACCAACGCAGCTATAGAGGGTTACATAGCTAGTGAGAGCGTCACTAGGGATGAGTATGATGTTTTGTATGCTGGGGTTGGTGGTTTGTTGTTAGGTGGCGGTGTAGGTGCTATATCGCGTTCTGTAGGCAACGAGAAAGAGCTTACAAAAGCAATGGAAAACTTGCTTGCTGAGACTGAGAACGCACAAAAGATAGAGATACAGGCAAACGCAAAAAGAGATTTGTTAGATGATAAAAGCGTTGGTGCAGCAGAAAACCCATACTTTCCACCAGTCTTAGAAAGAAATCTTAGAAAGAACACACCAGAAACCGCTGAAGAGTTTGGCGAGTTGCAAAAATCTGAGTCTTTGTTTGGACTAAACCTTAGAATAGACATGGGTAACTTTTTAATGCAGTCGGACAATCCCATAATAAACGGTTTGGGAAGAAGACTGGCTGAAGATGCGGTTGGTGTGCGCGGTGATAATGTTATTGAATCAACCGCCGATCTGCTCAAGACAAATGCTTTTAAGGGAAAACTTGCACGGTTCTATCAAACCTACGGCGTTGAATACAAAGCGTGGGCAAAAGAAAACAATATAGGGTTTTTTCGTAGATCACAGTCTAAACAAAGGACATCCTTTGGAGAGCAGGTAGCTGATGCGATTGAAAATCCAAACGGCATACATTCACCAGCCGTAAAGCGGATGGCACAAAGAAACGCAGAGTTGTACCGCGATATTCTACGAGAGGCCAAAGAGGCTGGCGTAACAGGCTTTGAAAACATCCCAGAAAATTTAACGTATTTTACGCATAGATGGAACAAGTTTAAGTTTGATGATATGCGTATAAAAATAGGAGATAACGGTATTGAGTCTTTGCTCAGACAGGGCTTGCTTAATGGCACTACAGACTTAACAGAAGAAGCTGCCGCGCAAATTGCCAAGTCTATGAACATAAAAATTAAGAGTGATCTAGCTGGCATAGACTCTGGTTTCTCTCGCTTGTTTACCGCTGATAGCAGAGATACTTTGAAGCAAATTATGAAAGAGGAAAGATTTGGCAAGGAAGAGGGTGGAGAGTTTCGCGCATTCACGGATGAAGAGTTGGATAGCTTGCTTGGTCTGTTTGAGCAAAAACAAACTGGTGTACCGTCAAGGGCAAAATATAGATTAAAATTTGACATGGAAACAAGGTATCAGGCCGTCAATAGGGAAACTGGCGTACTTGAAGAGTTTTCTATTAAAGACTTACAAGAGCGTGATGCAGAGCAAGTATTTACCTTGTATGCAAATGAAATGTCTGGGCGCATTGCCCTCGCTAAAAAAGGCATCAAGTCAGAGAGCGATTTTGAGTCTTTGATAAATCAAGCAAAAGATTATGCTGTAAATGAAGGGGTAGGAAAGGTTAGGCAGAAAAACAGAAAGCGCATTCAAAAAGAGGAGGAAGTTGCAAGAACAATCTACAACATGATTTTAGGAAGGCGTCCCCCTAATTCTGGTGATCCAAATGCTGCTTATATGAAAATATCAAGGCTTGTGCAGGATTTTAATTTTATAAGGTTGATGAACCAAGTCGGCTTTGCGCAATTTGCGGAGCTTGGAAACGCAGTGCAAGTTGGTGGCGTACGAGGTTTGATAAGAGTGGTCCCAGAATTTGGAGCTATGATTAAACGCGCCAAGAACGGAGAGCTTACAGACCCTGTGTTGCGCGATATTGAAGCGTTTTATGGCACTGGCGCAGAACGAATGACCAATCAAATGATCCATAGAATAGACCAGCTTGAGACAAATTCTCCTTATGGCAGAGGAATATTAGACGGTGCGCAACGAGGCGTGGATAGGGCAAAGAGAATTACTGCTGACATATCAGGTATGGCTCCAATTACGCTTGGTTTAGAACGAGGCACATCTCGTATTGTCATGCAAACTCTGGCAGACATGGTGTTTTCTAACAAAAGCCTAAGTCTTAAAAGGATGAGAAGCCTTGGTTTGGGCGATGATGAAGCAAAGTTAGTTTTTAAATATTTTAAAAAACACGCAAAACTAGAAGATTCATATCTGTTCAAAACAAAAAAACTTAGAGAAATAAATTTAGAAGAATGGGGCAAAACAGCAGAGGGCGCACAAGCCAGAGACATATTGGGGATAGCAGTTGCAAGGTGGACAAGAAGAGCAGTGCAACAAAATGATGTTGGTAATTTAAGCCTGTTTATGACTAAAGAGTATGGAAAGTTGCTTGTGCAGTTTAGGACATTTATGGTTGTGTCTCACGCCAAACAGCTTCTTCATAATCTAAAAATGAATGATATTAGAGGGTATCAGGCAATGATGTATTCGTCATTGACCGCTGGTTTAGCATATACTGCACAGCAACAGATACAAATGATTGGCCTTAGTGAAAAAGAAAAAAGAAAACGTATAGAAGAGAGGCTTGCGCCTGTAGAAATAGCAAAGGCTATGTTTGCAAGATCAAGCTATGCGGCTTTTGTTCCTGGTGCTGTAGACACGGTTTACGGATTTTACTCTCCAGACCCTGTATTTTCTTATAGGAGCAGTGGTTTAGACAGCAATTTAATTACTGGAAACCCAACCTATCAAGCCTTATTTGGGGCTGCTGGTTTACAAAACGCAATCCCAGCCATAACAAGGGCTGGACTCAACCCTGATATTCAAATGACAAAAGGGCGTGCTAGGTCTTTGGCGACCATATTGCCATACTCAAATGCCATTGGCATACAAAACGCAATCAAGATAGCAACAGAAGATTTGCCAGAGAAAAGTCGTCCTAACTAGGATATTTGGTTATACAGTGATATGATGCGGTGCAAGGAGTAAAAAATGACAGTTAGCAGCACAACCAAAAGGAATAGCTATACAGGGGATGGCTCTACTACCACCTTTGCTTACTCCTTTAAGATATTTGATGACGACGATATCACTGTCATCCTGCGCACCACAGCGACTGGCACAGAGTCTGTGCAAAGCAAAACAACGCACTACAGCGTAACGGGTGTTGGCAGTGCAAGTGGTGGTAATGTGGTGTTTGGCAGTGCGCCATCATCAGCGCAAACAGTGGTGCTGCTACGCCAGACTGCGCAGACACAGGCCACAGATTATACTCCAAATGATCCGTTCCCTGCCGCTTCACATGAGGACGCGCTTGATAAGCTAACGCTTATGACACAAGATCAGCAGGACGAGCTTGATCGCTCAATCAAACTATCTCGCACAAACACCATGACATCGACTGAGTTTACAGTCACGGCAACAAACCGCGCCAACAAGATATTTGCTTTTGACAGCAGCGGAGAGTTGGCTGTAACGCAAGAGATTGGTAC